TCTAAAAATTCCGAATAATCCATCATTTCCCCCAAAATTTATCCCATAAATTAGACTCGCTGATTTCATAATCATGCAAATCACTAAGCATCTCAGTCAATATCCTAACTGATTCGTTGTGCGGTATCTTAACATCATTGATATTAAGATTACCGTTTTCATCTACCCAAAAATCTAGGCGGTTGTCGTCTGACTCGTAAGCTAGTTTTATCATTTTTCCGTTTGTTTAAGTTGTTCAAATATATTCAATTACTTTGTAAATCCAAAAAACCAATAGTAAAAAGTATCAAAATCTTTTACGATTAAGTAAATACCTCCAGAATTTTCTATTCTTTCCTGATATTCTTTTTGGGCCTTAGACTGACTGTCTTTACCGTACTTGATTTCAATAGCTATCATTTGGCCTTTAATTACTGCTTTCAAGTCGCTCGTACCGTTCGTTTGAGTTGACTTAATCCTTTGGACTGATCCTATTGTTTTTCGTTGGCCAATGACATCTGTGTAAGTCTTTCGATTATCAATTACCCGTCCTTCGTTTCCTGTTCGCTCGCAAAAATAACCTGATAGATTGATGAAGTCCTCAACGCACCTTGTCAGTCCGTTGGTGCTATTAGGCTTATGCTTGTAAGGTCCAATGTAATTAACTGGATAATTTGGATAGTCTTTAATTTGCTTCGCTAAGTGTAGCTCTTTGAGTTTATCTAGTGCCTTCATAGTATTTTTTTAAGTATTGGTATGCAGGGTCTTTTGTTCCTGTTTTGCAGACATCTATAAACGCCTGTTTTCTTTGGTTTTCATTCAGCATCCACCAAACTGCATTTGATCTAGTTTGCCAAAAGTTAATACCTCCTTTTTCCAGGTACTTATCCCAGAAAACTGTAAATGGTATTTCGGTTACTTCGTCTAGTAGTTCGTTCATATTAAAATGGAACATCATTTTCATTACTATCACCTTCTTTAATTATCTCAAAGTATCGACCTATTAAAGCGTCAACTCCCTCACGATATTCAAACTCATAAAACTTACAATATTGTTCTAACCAGCCTTTAAACCTTTTTTGAGTTACCCACTTCAAATCTGAATATTCCTCTATCATCTTTTCCCACATTGATTTTTTACTTAATCTCTGATTAAATCCTATTGAATCATGGTTCTTTGTCCATTCGTAAAACTCGAAGCTGGTATTCTTAATGAATTTCCTTACCTCAATATTGTCAAAATCATTTTCAATTAATCCATTTTGTAAATAGAATTGAATGCAGTTAATCATGTAATTGTCAAACCTGCTCCACTCCTCAGAATCCCATTCATCAAATAGCAAATGCCCAAATACTTCTAATGGTGTTCTATTGGAATTGAAATAAGCACTTAATTCAACTTCAAACTTCCTTCGCTCAAATGAACCTCCAATACCTCCAACTGTGTAATTTGTTGTAATAATGATTTTAGGGCTTTTGTTAATAGGTAATTTAATTGCGTCTTGCCCTTTATATTCGATTGTAATACCCTCTGTAATTTGGCTAAATAGCCTCTCAAAATCAAAGTTCTTTTTTACGTCATCATAAACTAATAATTGACAATCAGTCGAAACGGTTTGATAAGCAAATGATTTGTTAAAATCAAAGGTCTTGCCATCAATCGAACTAACCTTTTTAAGATGGCTTAAGGCGTTCCAAAATACACCCTTACCTGATCCTCCATTGGGATTTTCACTAATTACTGAATCATTGAAAATGATAGCCTTATTATTAGCACTGGTTTTAAAAGAATGCAACAAATAACCGATTACTGATTTAAAGGTATTGTACCTTGAAACATTTTCACCTGAAATAAGCCAAACAAACTTCCTGAAAACTGAATCATGGTGATCTGCTTTCTTAAATTCTCGGTCTATAATTCGATTCTTCCAAACATAGCCATCAATATTGAAGTAGTCTATTAGCTCAACTTTCGAATCTGTTATTTTGGCTACTGAATTTTGATAGTATAAAAAGCACTCTTCTTTGGTATCTTCTTTTATTTCAATATCGGCACTATCAAGCATTGAAAGAAAGTCAATAGTAAAAAACTTACCACTGGCAGCCATGTAATCATAGGGTTTAAATCCTATCTTTTCCCTGCTTAAAAGGTTCTTTAATACGTAATCTTTAATCCTCTTTTCGTTCGTTTCCTCTACTTGGTTTTGATCTATGTGAACAAATGTGAACGTCTTTGAATCTGTTGGAAAATATTTCAAATAGTTGTTTTGCTCCAACCAAAATTTAAACTTATGAGGCAATAGTTTTACATTTCCATTCTTATCGTAATCCCAAAACTCATTGATATTCTTGTTTTCCTTGAATTGGTCAATTGCGTTTTCAATCTTTTCTTTTGGTAAATCTGGTATTCGTTCTATTATTTCCTTCTTGGTCTTACCGTTACGAATTAGGTTTTCAATAATGGATTTTGTTTCATGGTCATCAAAGAACTTAGTTCCAAAGTTTTCTTTCTTTCGATAAGCTGATTTTACAGTATTCTTAATTTCACTTCCTTTAAAATCCCTTTCCTGAAATTGTAGTAATACCCTTTCAGCCTCTGATTCATTGATCCCGAATTCATTAAAGGCACATGCCAAGACAAAAATATTATTATTTCTTGATCCTTTACCCATTGGAAATTTAGACTCCCACCACTTCAATAAATTGTCAATGATCCTGGAGTCTGAAACAATAGGAATAACCGATTCAAATACGCCTATTTCTCTTAAGTCAGGATCTTCTTTGATATCAAATATCTTTGATTTGTGCCGGATTAAAATTTCAGGATCATAGCTTTCAAAGCATAACCTAGATATATTACCGTTCTTAGTATCGAAATTCTCTGAATCAAAGTAGGTATTTGCGCCGTCAAAATAAGATTTATAGTTTTCAGGATCATTCGGTATTTTTAAAATTACCTTAACTCCTAATCCCTTTGGGCTTATGAATGCTGAAAAAACGTGCTGATCTTGGAATATAGTTTTCTTAAATTCAGTGGCCTTTTCAAATGATTTAAACCCGTCAAAATCTAAGATCATTAGTCCTGAAAATAATTCCAATCCTAAATCATTCCTTTCCTTGAATTTACCCTGAAAATTAATAGCGGGAAGTTTCTTTTTTAATTCGGTTTGATCTTCTGTTCCCAATCTAATTCTATCAATTAGTTCCTTTGATGATCCTTCCTTTATTCGGTCTAGGATAAACTGAACTTCTCTGTAAAATCCGTTCTTAATCTCAGATAGGTTCTTATAAATAGTAACTTGCATAAAATTTGTTTAGTTTAAAGCGAAAAAAAAACTCAATGAATAATTAGGGTAGTTCCGTTAACTCTAACGGCTTTTAATCGCTTTCCCTCAATCCATTTATCAATAGTAGCCCTACTATGACCGAATTTCTTAGAATACTCTGATTTAGTCCAGAGTCTTTTGGTGTCTATTAGTACTGAATCCATGATTTAAAAATACATATTGTTTAATTAAATACAAATATTACACATTGAAATTGCTAATTACACATTGAAAAATCAAACTGTAATGCAAAAAACTGCGAATCTAGCGTTTAAACGAAGGTATTACAGATTACAGTTTGAGGGCCTCTATTATTTATATAAAATGTTCATTTTCTGAAAAGTCACTTTTTGAGCGAAAAAATGCTTTTCAATGTGTAAACCTGTAATAGTTTTTACAACTTATTGATATTTAATTTCTTATAGATTACAGTTTGATATTTTAAACTGTAATAAACTGTAATAAACTGTAATAAAAAAAGGAGCTATTAAGCTCCCTTATTACCCAACCAACGCTAATTTATTTAGTTGATACCAAACTTGACCGTATTTTAAACCCATTTTACGGGCAATTACTGATAGTGGAATATCCTGCTTCCAGTATTCAATTATCTTTTCGATCTCTTCGCTTTTCATAATTAATTAATGCAATTGCATCGTTAACATTTTGAATAGATACTTTCAAATCATCTGCAATTTCTGAATTAGTATAATCAGAGTCAGATCCATTGTTGAACTGAATCAAAACTTTAATTCGGTTAATCTGTTCTTGGTTCAACACACGATTATTTAGTTTATATTTTGGAGGCTCTAATTTAGCATTTCTGATTACATTTATTACGGTCCAATTAGTGCAATCTAACATCTTCCAAATTTCAGGCTTAGTCTTTCCAGATTTGAATAAGTCTATGATCTGTTCTTTTCTGGTCATATCGCTAACTTTTGAAGGTAATCACGGCATAATAAAACCCGTTCTTTGACGGTTTCGATAAATTCAGGATCGTAATCAAATTCAAATTCTTTAATCCTGTACTTCAAATCAAGTGCATCATAGCTAATTGGTTCTTCATAAGTCAGGAAGTCAGGAGTATCTTGTAAGATATAAACCAATCTAGCCTTTTTAACGCCTGTTAGATGCATGTAAACTTGTAACTGCATCCAATATGGCTTGCTATATTCTGAATCAAATAACGGGAATGTATAAGCATTCCATGAAATTTTAAAATCGTAAACTATCTCATGATGAATCAAGTCTGGAGTCCCTTGCATAAAATCATCTGAATAATGATCTATATTCTTAATCATAAAATCAATATCCTTCGCTACTGAATAAAATTCAATAGCCGTATCTTCCATCATTAATCCCTTGGTTAGGTACTTAGATTTAATCTCTTTTCTGAATCCGTAAATCTGTTCTTTGTACCAATCCTCTAAAAATGTTTTGCAAGTTTCCCCTAAAGGCTCTGACTTAGACCTGGAATTAGTCAT